TGCCCTAACTTTCGCCGCCTGATTATTACTCAAGAGAATGAGATGCGCTCTAAAGACACTCAAACTGTAAACACACTGATTAACACTTTCATCATGCAATTCGCTATCTCTGGTTCTTCCGCTATCGAGAACATTGCTCTCGAAGATAACACCGCCACCGTTACTTTCGCTGGTGGTCGTGACTACGATTATGCCGTCAACGATGTTACTGCTTTCGTAACTTCTCTGACTCGTGTTATCGAAGGTGGAGAATCTGTCGGTCGGTTCGTGAACCAATCCGTCAAGAATGAGACCCTGAAAGCAATCGCCGCCTGAGTCTAATCTTCGTGGGGTTAGTAACACTTACTGCCCCACACTAAGTTTAACATAAGGTCCACACTTTCGTCAACACTTTCTTTCGTGATTATGTCCCGTGATCTGATGCTTACTCTTCTGCGTAGGGGTAACACTGGAAACGACATTCTGTCCATCCTCGATGCTATCGTTCGTGATGATTCTTCGTCCTCCGATGATACTCAGGGTGAGGCAATCGTGTTCTAATGTGATGCTTACTCTGTGTCCCTTATGTGTTATTCGTGGGGGACACTTATTCGTTATTCGTGATAACACAGTCCCCGCGATTAGGGGTCTTATGTGTTAGCGGGCGGTGCGTATATAAAAACCCCTAACTACCCTAACCTACACTGTATGTCTTTTTCGACATAAGTATCGAACACATAAAAAAATTTCCCAGGATATAAGAACACTCTGAAACCCCCCAATGAGAAAACATCGCCCGTATTGGAATTTTTATAAAGTAGTCTTGGCAGGATGGATGATAAGGTATCCGAAATTTTTTCTAAGATTACTGGGAGTACCCCTTGGAATTTTGATAGTAGTGGTATATAATGCTCTAAGGTAAATAAGAGCGAAGGAAAAAATCCCGGAGAAATTTTTTATGAGTGAAAAGATTTATCACATATATGCAAAAGGAGAGTGTATCTACCATTCTCTGAGTAAGGCAGAGTTTGATATTACGTGGGAGGCGCTGAGGAAACTTGTAGAAATATTCTCAGAATATCAAAGGGAAGATTTATCATTTGAGGAAGTTGTGAGTAGTAAACAAGAGTTTGCAGAGTCATCGTATTGACAGGAAATAAATAAGGTATTAGAATTGAATTGAGGTTTTTATTCTCTTATGGCTAAAGGATTTACAGTAAAAGCAAAGACACCCAAATCAAGTTCAAATGGACCTGAGTGGGATTATGATGCAATTAAAGAAAGGATGAAAGGGAAGGCAATTGTCTTCTGTCTTCCAGGTCGTGGATGTTCGTTTACATTTTTGAAGAATTTCGTACAACTGTGTTTTGATCTTGTACAGAATGGTATGAGTATTCAGATCAGTCAAGATTACTCATCGATGGTAAACTTTGCGAGATGTAAGTGTCTTGGAGCAAATGTTCTGAGGGGACCAGATCAAATTCCTTGGGATGGTAAGTTGCAATATGATTATCAGTTGTGGATTGATAGTGATATTGTTTTTAGTACTGAGAAGTTTTGGCAACTGTGTGATGTAGCATTTCCTGAATCTGCAGTTGAAGATGAGACAAAGAAACGTCCCATCAGTGCTGGTTGGTATATGACTGAAGATGGTCGTACTACATCAGTTGCACATTGGTTAGATGAAGATGACTTCCGTAGTAATGGTGGAGTTATGAATCACGAGACTGGTGATAGTATTTCAAAGCGTCGGAAACCATTTACTGTTGATTACACAGGAGTTGGTTGGGTAATGATTGAGAATGGAGTCTTTGAGAATAAAGAGATGAAGTATCCATGGTTTGCACCTCAGATGCAAGTATTTGAATCTGGTGCAGTACAAGATATGTGTGGAGAGGATGTTTCATTCTGTCTCGATGCAAAGGCAGCAGGTTACGAGATCTGGTGCGATCCTCGCATTCGCGTAGGACATGAAAAAACTCGCGTTATTTGATTAGGAGAATTATTATGGCAAAACTCAAGAAGTCACTGCTTGGTTCAGCATTCATCGAATCACAACCCAAGAATACCCGTCAGGGTCAAGGGAAGCATACGAAATATGCTGCATCTAGCAGAAACAATGCAAAGAAGCGTTACCGTGGTCAAGGTCGCTGAGTAACACCTACGACGCCCTCTGAGGCGTCTTTTTTTATGTTTGTGTATCTTTGAGTATTATGAGGTTTTATGAGTTCTTATAGTCGCTTCTACTCGACTAGAGAGCGGAAGCTCGTTCTTATGTGGTAAATATAAGTAGCGACGATTTATTGATTCAATGTCTACATTAATTTGTAATCTTCCTTCCGAAGAGGTCTGGGTTAGAAAAGAATATCTTACTGATCATCAGAGTGGTCACGGAGAATTTGTAAAAGGTGTGTGGGTATCTTGTAAAAGTATTCCTGGACGTGCATTTTATTTTGAAACTTATCTTCCTGAATATGCCGCAATGTATGATAAGTTACCTCTTAGTGCCTTTGTAAGTGAACCAAAGACACCTGAACCTGATATGAATCTTCCAAACTTACAGTTTTGGAATTGCATGGACTACGGAGTGGTATCAATACACAAGCAATTCATTGGATCAATGGACTTTGAGTTGTATACAAGAGATCATGGGATACAAAAAGGGACTTATATCTGCACAATTGATAACTATCATCAGGATTGTGATATGATTGACTATGCAACAAGTGAAAATCCTGCTGAACATAAGTCTCATAACCTAATTTCACTAGATAATGGACAGTATGCACTCTATCCAAACAATAGAATGCGTATTTTTGACAATAGTTTAACTCCTATCGACCCAAAAATGCCTGATTTTAAGGTTTCTACTCAATTTTATTCAGTAGAAAATGGATTTGATCGTCTTGGTATGGGTCGTGAGGATGAATATTTCTGGAAAACTGCTAAAGAACGCCAATTAGAGGAAGAATAATGGCAAATTCACCTAATCCAGACAGAGATACAGAGTATATGATGAAAAATTGGGGAACAAATCGCTTAATTACAGATTACGGAGACATAAAAATGGAAAAAAATTCACAAAAAATGCTCAGAGAGATTGTTGAAGATGATATGACACCAAAAAAACGCAATAAAGGAAAAGAAACTGAACTTTTTGAGCGTTTTGATGACTCTGGTGAAGTTTTTGAGAGGGGAGACCAATCAAAACCTCTTTTTGGTTGAATAAATAAGTTAGAAATATAATAATCATCTGAATTAATGCCTCAAGAAAGGGTATCACAAGGATTTAAGGACATTGATATAGAATTTCAGATCAATCCATTGAACTATGACTTGATTACAAATAAGAACGAGAGAGCAATTTCTCGTTCTTTAAAGAATTTAATGCTTACAAATCCTGGTGAGAGACTTTTTAATCAAAATTTAGGATCTAAGATATTGGGATCCCTTTTTGAGAACATGGATGAAACAAGTGCTTTTGAAGTTCGTGAAGAGATTATCAATACGGTTATCAATTATGAGCCTAGAGTTGAATTGAAGAGAGTTACTGTAGAACCAAACTACGATGCTAATGAGTTTAATGTGACTATTGATTATACTATTGTAGGAATTGATCTACCTACTCAAAGATTATCATTCCCATTACAATCAGTACGATAATGCCAGCCTTAATAAATTTTTCAAATTTAGACTTTGATCAGATAAAAACTTCAATTCGCGACTATTTGAGAGCGAATTCAAATTTTACTGATTATGATTTTGAGGGGTCAAACTTATCTGTTCTTATTGATGTATTAGCATATAATACATACATCTCTTCATACAATGCTAATATGATTAGCAATGAAGTTTTTATTGATAGTGCGACATTAAGAGAGAATGTTGTTTCTCTTGCAAGGAACATTGGTTATGTACCATCCTCAAGAAAAGCAGCATCTGCAGTTGTAAGTCTCTTCGTTGACACTGACTTTTTTAATATTCAACCAAAATTTATTACTTTAAAGTCTGGAGTTGTATGCAACACCAGTGCTGGAAATAGAACATACAACTTTTCCATTCCTGACGATGTAAGTGCTCCTGTTGTTAATGGAGAATCTGTTTTCAATAATATTGAAATTTATGAAGGTATCTACCAAAAAGAATTTTATACAGTAGATCAGACAAATAAGCCTGAGCAGAGATTTATTCTATCTAATGAGTATATTGATACTACTAGCATTAGGGTGCGCGTTAAAGACTCTGCTACAAGCACTCAGAGTGTAAAATATAACCTCGCTGATAATATCTTAAATGTCGATTCAACATCCAATGTCTTTTTT